ATCTGTGCCAAGTTGTTGCTGTACGCTTTCAATCAATGCCTTTATGTAGCGCATGGCTTCGCGCTCTCTGCCCTTTGCATAGCGTTGTATAAGTATTTGATGCCTTACAAAAGCATCTTCAAGCGATAAGTCTATGCTCATATATTTACTTGCGTTTTTTAGGCTTCACCTTGTTTGGCTTGGTTGCCTTCTTAGTTTTAGCTTTAGTTTTGTTTTTATATGGCATAATTCCTCACCATTTTACCTTTGCTGACCAATATGCCGCGCTCATCTTACCTTTTGCTATGTTTTTAGCGTGTCTAGCCTTAAAACTAGCTCTGCGGTTCTTTGCGGCCTTGCTTTCACCCTTTTTAGGGGGCGAACCCTTAACACCTTGCTGTCCAAAGCGTATGATCTTCTCTTTGCCGCCTTCACAAGCTTTAACGACGTGTGATTTGGTTGCATGGCTTGGCGTGCGTTTAGGTGTATTGCATTTCATCTTTGACTTGTCGATTTGCTTCGCCATTGTCTTACCTTATGCTAACGGATTAAGTTCGCCAAATTCTTCTTGTATATCTTCTAGGTTTCTATCGGCATCTATTAATCCACCTGCTTTTAGTCTATCAAATATATCTTGACCGCCTACTAATTGTCTATCAAGCAATGTAACAAGGCTCATTATCATTTGTGGGTCTACTGACTTATCATAAAACTCTCTGTTAATTATAAATACACACTCATCTGTATCTACGCCCATAAATTCACCTATCCAATAGATACATGACTTTATTGCACTTGATAAGTTGCCTACAATGTCACCAAGTACGCTATTTTCTGATGCAAAGCGTATTCTAGCCCCTTCAGCAGTCTCATTGCCGCCTCTATCAGTGATTATACGCGCTCCAATAGCTACCATTTGTTGCTCCTTGCCTTTCATAGCTTCCATAACAAGGTTATTAGGGTTTGCTTGTAGTAGATTTGCACTACCTGTTTCACCCAAGACATGACCTGCCCTACTACCGATCTTAATCCCCTCTGGATTATATTCTGACCATTGTTCTTGCGTTAGGCTATGGGTAATAAATAGTGTGGGTTGGCCTGTAATAAAACAACTTTCTTCATAGTCGGCTGAGTTCCTATAATGCGCCATGTTTACATCTGCTATATCTGATAAGGGGGCATCATCTACTGTAGCGTCGTTATTTTGACTTCCTACAAAGGTTACGGGGATATAATCAAAGGTGCTTCCGTCTGACTTCTTTGGATAGAACATTTCGGTATAGGGTTTGTCATCTCTGTATAATTGTTGGCTGTATCCTTGGTCATCTAATCTTAACACGCGATATTGTGTTTTGCTTTCATGGCTAAATTCGTCGCTATTTTCGAGATAAGGCTCCTTTACTACTACAAGGGTCAAAAGGCTACGCCCTGCGATTACGTCTGTTTTCCAGTTTATGACCGCCTCGGCTGTATAAGGCACAATAGATGCTGTTAAATCTAGTAAGCTTACATCTTCGGCTGATAGTCCTTCTTCGGTTTGTGGATAGTCAACCAAGAGCATTGAACGGCCTGTTTCGAGTATGTTGCTCAATTCGTCTTTTGCCAGTTGTTCAAGTGATAGCCCGTCACCTGTTGCGTCATCAATGAGATATTCTAGCCCGTCGGGTAGTTCAATTATAGGTTTCTTTCTAAAGGCGGCTCCCACTAGGGCATTTTTTGTTCGGCCTGTATAATTCGTAAAGACGGCTCTGTTTAGATATTGCCTATATCGCACGCTATCAATGCCTCTTGGATTGGTTTCGGCATCTGGTACGGGTAAATATTGGGCTTTCTTGTCTTTTACGGCTACTGAGCCTCTTACTGCATCGCGTGTTTTGACCCATACGTCACTATACAAGTCATATTCTGGATTGGTTGTTTCAACTGGCATAAGGGAACCTCTTTTTCATATGTTTAGCACATTTCGTCAATTAGTAAAAGTAAAGTCAACCTTGGCTACGGGTCGGACTATAGGGAACTCATAGGCGATTGGGTAGGTAGTGGCATCGTTTTGATGGTCATGTCCGCTTGATTTGTCGGGTTCGCCGTTCTTGTAGGCTTGTTGTTCAAGGCATTGGGCGGTAATGGGGCAAGTGCTATCGTTTATTCTTACTAAGCGTTGATCTAGGGCTCTATTCATTGCCATTATGCGATCCCTTACCCTTGGATTACTTGCCTTGGCTCTTACTATGAAGCTTTCTTGTTGCAATAGGCTGATATCGGATATACTTGCGTTATTGGTTCGCCTTCCCTTACCCGTTGCATCTGGATAGATATAAATTCTATTTGTGGGGTAGTTAGCCTTAATCAGCTCAATCATGTTAGGGGTGTCGTACATATCAACAAACTCATCTACCGCGTGCCATACCCCATGTCTAATAATGTAAATTGTGGCGGCCTGCTTGGTAACGTTAAAGTCACAACCTATGAAGACGGGCTCACCCTCTCTTGCTGTTTCATGGCTTCGACAAGTGCGCCTGTCATAGCTTGAGTACACAGTGCCGCTATTTAGATTAACAAATTCTCCTTCTAGGTAAGCGGCTAATAGATTAGCAGGATAGGTTTCTTTCAGCCTGTCGATGTAATCAGGCGGCAAATGCTTTTGGTTGCTACGGGTAGGGGCTTTTATCATCACGTAACTAGGGCTAGGGTTCTTCGCCCATTGCTCATATACAAAGCGGAATCCTTCGGGGGTTGTTCCAACTGCTACCGAATTAATCCCCTTACCTTTCTTCTGTCTGTTACGGGCAATTATCTGTTGCCAAGCCCTACGAGCCTTATCGACGGGCAAGGTGTCTAATTCATCTACAAAGCTATCGCTCACTTCATAACCTACTATTCTATCGGGGTTATCTAGCGTCCTGAATAAGAGCCGCTTTCCGTTACAGTCGAGATAATTCCCTTGAAGGTTTAGCCTGTAGGGAATGCCTGCATTCTCTAATACCTCTTTAAAGCGTGGAATGGCTATGTCTCTCACTAAGCCATATGTGGGTAGATAATACGCAAGGTTGCGCCCATCGCCTAATAGTTTAGATAAGGCGCGATAGACTAAGGCCTGAGTTTTACCTGATCCAAAGCCCCCAATAAAGGCGGGAAAGCTTGCAGGGCTATTGATAAATTCAACTTGTGGCTTGCTCGCTGTTGTTCGAAGGGTTGCCAAGGGTTGCCCCTATTCGCTCAAATCTTCATTGCCATCTGCTATGACCTCAAAGCCGTTCAGCTTTACATCTGCTGTAATGTTTTGTTGATCTGTTTGCTCTAAGTATTGCTTGCCTAGCCAAATCATCAAAGCCGTATTATTGCCAGTAGTTGCCGCTTTAAATTGCGCCCTTCTCAATGCTATTTTGCCGCCTGTCCTTTTTTGTGCGAAATACAACGGAAAACTAAGATTATATTTATCTTTAATACATCTTGATAAAGTCTCTGAATGAATACCTAAGCAAGAGGCTATTTCAATTAACGTGCATTGTAATTCGCAAAGCTTTTCAACTGTGTTCCATTCTGTCTTTGTCAATACTTTTAAAGGCCTTCCAGTCTTATTGGAATGAGTGACTTTTTCCGTTTTCGCGTTTGTTGTTTCTTTACTCATTTCTTTAGTCTTTCTTTGCTGTCTTTTAATCGGTCATGTTCATACAGAGCCAACAAGGCGTAATGTAATACTTTCATTAAATCTTTTCTATGATCGCTTGAGTTTCCCTTGTTTCCGTATCGCGAATTATACTTATCTATATTACCTAAAAAAAACCCTAATCCATTCCCCCTATCTATGATAACTTCACTTGTCTGTATTTTACCTTGGCCATAGTGAGATTTATAAGTTTCATCTATATAACTTTTAAATTCTTTAATTAGCGCCCCTTCGTTAAATTTGTATTCAGGCTGTTTCATTTCATACCTTGTTACTATTTCAACCGCCCTTTTCATTCACTCCATAATACCATTAACCACGCATAAAAAAAGCCCCGCATAAAGCGAGGCCGTAAAGTCTTAATTTATAAAATTATATAGTAAATTCGGCGTGTAAAAGTGAATTTGTAAAATGGCTGTCAAAAGACATAGTTTTTTCTGTATACGTTAGCTTCCACATAACGACATCTGTATTTTTTGCCAAGTTTGCGCTTTTAATTGCGGCGCGTGCCTCTTTAACAGTTGCGTACTCCCCTAAAATATAACTTGGTTTTTGATATGTATAGATTTCAACTTCATAAGAATATTTACTTTTCGTTTTGTTATTATAAGACATCACAACCCCCTAATTCTTGTAATATTTCATCAATAGAATTTAGCATTTCATCTAGTTTTTTAGCGGTCAATGGCTTTTGTTTGGGTAATTTTCGCACGCTATATCCTGCACGCTTTAATTGCCACTTAATTGAGTTCCACGCACTAAAAGGTATATTGCTTAAATCGAAATCATGTTGCTTGTAAGCGTCCATATATGCCTCACCTGCTTGCGTGCTTTTTGGTATAAGCCTGTAATAGTAACCATTTGTTATGTAGTTAAAATCTATCAT